CAGCAGTGGAGTACTCATTTGAGCAGTACGCTAAAAAGGGCTTCCATAAGGCGTTCCGCGATGAAGAAAAGCAGAGCGATGTCTATTGGTTAGCATGGGAAGTAACACGCAGGTCAGGTGAAACTGTCAAGCCTTTCGGGATTGACTTCATTGAGACATTACGCTCAGTAACTGTCGAGGATTCAGACCCTTTAGCTTAAAGCGCGATCTTCCGTTCACCTACCTAATTGCTAGGCTAAGCATTAGGTTAGGGATCGCGCCACAGCAGTTGTTGGATTTAGATAAGAATATGCTCGATGCATTAGTGCAGGGGCTCAAGGATGAAGCGAAAGAGGTGAGCGATGCCAGCAAGCGTAAAGGGCGCCGTTGAGCTTCGCAAAGCTCTTCGTAAGTTCACGCCTGATCTTTCTAAAAAAATGTCGGCTGAAATTGGCATGGCATTAAAACCTATTACTAGATCTGCTAAAGGATATCTTCCAGATCAAAGGGAAGTTCTTAGTGGATGGTTGCCCCGTCAAATGTCAGAGGGAACTTTTCCGACCTACAATGTTCAAATTGTTAAAGCTGGGGTTGGGTACAAAACAACACCTTCTAAAGCTAACAGTAGAGGTTTCAGATCACTAGCTCGAGTTTTCAACAAAAGCAGAGCTGGTGCAATTTATGAAATTATGGGTCGTATTAATCCAGACAGTCGCTTTGTGCAAAATCAAGATGGCAAATATCTAAATAAAATGGTTGGCAAAAAGCAATTACAAGGTCGAGCTCTTTATCGCGCCTATGAAGAAAACAATGGCAAGGCAACAGTTGCGGTAATTAAGGCAATAGAATCGACAGCAGCCAAACTTAACGACAGAGCTACAGTGAGGGGTTAATTATGGCTAATGTATTTATTGATATTCTTGCTGAATTTACTGGCAAAAAAGCATTTAAAGAAGCTGAGACCTCAACAGACAAACTTACTAAAAGTGTAAAAAAACTTGGTGGGGCTTTAGGTCTTGCTTTTGGTACTCAGCAAATTGTTAATTATGGAAAACGCGCAGTTAAGGCTTTTGCAGATTCAGAGTTAGAAGCAACCCGCTTAAGAGTTGCGGTGACTAATCTAGGTCTTGCTTTTGCTGCTCCAGAGATTGATCGTTACATCGACAAGGTAGAACTTGCCACAGGTGTAAATCGAGATCAACTTCAGCCAGCCCTTTTAACGCTGTTGCAGACTACAGGCTCACTTACTAAAAGCCAAGAGCTTCTAAATCTTGCCCTTGATGTCTCGGCGGCTACTGGAGTCGATGCAAGTAGCGTGGCTGAAAAATTATCACAGGCTTATCTTGGGAACACTAAAGGTCTTAAAAGTCTTAATCTAGGTCTTACAACAGCAGAACTGAACAGTGCTGATTTTGAAACAATCCAAAAAAGAATCGCTGCACTTTTTGCAGGACAAGCTCAAGCCGCAGCCGATTCATACACAGGACAAATTAACAAACTTGCTATCGCATCTGAGCAAGCCTCTGAAATTATTGGCGGTGGATTGGTTGATTCTCTACTAATTCTAAGTGGCAATACCGATGTAAGTGCTCTAGCAGATGACATGCTTACAGCAGCCTACAACGCAGCAGAATTTACTAGAAGCGTAACAGAGCTTGCAACAGCGATCAACGCGCCTATAAAAGGTCTCGCCGACATCGTGGCAAGATTTGTTAAGGCAACAGATCCTTTTGTTGATCTTATTATTGAAGGTGACCCTTCTGGCTTCTTTAATAAAAAGCCACAGTCGGGAGCCAATGCCCCGAGAGCAGCATTTAATGGCAAGCCTTTCTATGCCGATGCTCAAAAGAATGCAGATGCACTAGCTAAGGCAGAGTCAGATGCCAAGAAGCGCGCTGCTGAATTATTAGCCATCAAGAAAAAGCAACAGGCAGCAGAAGCTAAAACTCTTAGAGATAAGAAACTTGCTTTGCTTATCGATAAGGCTAACATTGCTCTCGGTAAGAGTAGCGAAGTCTTTGACCTTGACAAGATCCAAATTGCGGCAGCACTTACCAATCAAGCAGAGCAGTTAGGCAAGGCAACCACTTCGTCCCAGCTTTTGCAGATTACAAATGATACTGCTCGCCTTAATGTCAAGCGTTCAATCCTAGCCCTAGAAGATGCGATTGCATCGAAGGACGAAGCAGCCATTATTGCTGCAACCAATAAACTCAATGCAGACAATAAGATTCTTGGTAGTTTGATTCTGCAAGATCTTAAGATGAAAGACATCAAGACAATTCTTGAAAGTCTTAGTCCAAAGGATCTAATTAATCTAGGCAATCTAGATGCTGCTATTGCCAAGATGATTGAGTTAAACAAGCTGCAAGGCAGCAAGACTGGTGCACCCACACCCACACCCACTGCTGGCAATGGCGGGAATGGCGGCAATGGCGGTGATGGTGCACCTGTTTATACAATTCCTAAAGGAACAACAGATTTTACTACTTCAAACCCTGTCATCTATAAGTTAATTAATGGACAATTAGAATCAAATAGTTACAATGAACAATTAGTGAAAGCGATTAATGCTGGAGCAGATTTACCAAGTGCGGTGCGAGGGTCGAATTACCAAGCTAAAGCAGAGCAGGAGTACGCTGCATTTCTTAGCCAGATCAATATGAGTGGGATTGCTGGTCAATCTCTGACTAGCGGTATGGCTCAAGGCTTACCATTATCCAATGCACTATCAGGTTCTCGTTATGCAGCTCAAGCAGCAGCAAGTTATGGCGCAGGCGCAACTATTGTTGTGAACACAGGCGTAGGAGATCCTAACGCTATTGCAGAAGCTATCGACCAAGTATTGCGTGAAGCACGAGACAGAGGAACGCTAACAGTAGGATGACATGGCTTCCAGAGTGGCGCGTAACAGTAGGTGATGATGTCTATACGACTGTCACCTCTGTGTCGTTTGCCTCTGGTCGCTTAGACATTGATCGCCAAGCCACAGCAGGTTACTGCCAAGTAGAAATTATTAACACAGACAATTCGCCTTTTACCATCAATGTTACAGAGCCAATTACTTTAGAGCTTAAAAACTCCACTGGCACTTATGTAACTGTATTCGGTGGAGAAGTATCAGACTTTAATGTTGGCGTGCGTAGCCCCGAAGAAACTGGCTACATAACCACAGGCAAGATCCTAGGCATTGGCTCACTGGCTAAACTCACTAAGGCTGTCTATAACACAGCTCTCATAGAAGAATTAGACGGCGAGCAGATTGCAGACATCTTAGGTGCAGCCCTAAACCTTACATGGGCAGAGGTCACACCTACAGTCACATGGGATACATACCCAGCAACACAGACATGGCTAGATGCAGAATCATCTATCGGCACTATCGACACAGGCTTCTACACAATGATCGCTCTTGCAGCCAGTGCTACTGCAAAGTCTCAGACCCTTGCAGATCAGATCGCTAACAGCGCACTGGGTCAGCTCTACGAGGAAAAGGACGGAGATGTTTCCTATGACGATGCCGATCACAGATCTAACTACCTTGCAGCTAATGGCTTTACTAACCTCGATGGCGCATATGCAACACCAAGCTCTATCACCTCAACAACTCAGGTTGCTCGTATCCGTAACAGCCTTATCTACAAATACGCCACAGGATACGGATCTACCTACAGTACCTCTGACACAGACTCCATAGCCTCTTACGGGCTGTTTGAGCGGTCAGTGGACTCTAACATCAAGAACCTTGCAGACATCACTGATATCGCTTCTAGAGAGCTTAGACTGCGTGCAACACCTAGAGCATCATTAGGTGCTATTCGCTTTCGTCTGGATAATCCAGACATGCCGAGTGCAATGCTTGACAGCCTTATCGGGGTCTTTTTTGGTCAGCCTGTACTTATCAACAATCTTCCTAGCAACTTGCTCGGTGGGATCTTTGACGGCTTTGTCGAGAATGTGGCACTTAACGCTACACCTACATATGTGGACATAACTCTTTATGTCTCAGCTACAGACTTCTCACTTAGCACGACACAGTGGGAAACAGTATTGCCAGCCACCTTAATGTGGTCAGGCGTAAATGGTACACTTACATGGACAAATGCGACAGGAGCACTAACCTAAATGGCACTATCACCGAACTATGGATGGGCTGAGCCAGATAACTCAAGCCTCGTAAAGAATGGCGCACAAGACATCCGCGCTCTGGGCGATGCCATTGACACATCACTCTGGAATGTGGGCTTCGGTCAAGCTGGTAAGAATCGCATTATTAATGGTGACATGAATATCTGGCAGCGTGGCACATCCTACAGCGCTGGTGGTTTTGGCATTTATGGTGCTATGGACAGATTCAGAGTTTCATCGACTGGTGGCACTTCTACAGTTAGTCAGCAAGCATTTACTGCTGGCACAGCTCCAGTTGCAGGGTATGAAGGACAATTTTTTGCTCGCGTAGCAACTGCTGCATCTGCGATGACTTACTGGGATTTTGGTCAGCCAATAGAAGATGTTCGCACATTCGCAGGACAAACAATGACTGTGTCTTTTTGGGCTAAGTCATCGGCTGCAACAACAATCTTAATTCGTGCTCGTCAAGATTTTGGTTCAGGCGGATCAACCGCAGTAAATAATGATTCGACACCTTTTGCATTAACCACATCATGGGCGCGTTATTCTGCAACAATCGCTGTTCCTTCTATTTCTGGAAAGACAATCGGAACAGGATCAAATCTTGGTATTTATGCACAATACAGCAGCGGGACTATCAATGGTTTAAGCCTTGACTTCTGGGGTTTTCAAGCAGAGTACGGCTCAAAGGCAACTCCATTTGAGACTGCAACTGGAACAATTCAAGGAGAACTTAGCGCCTGCCAACGTTACTATTGGCGTTCAACCGCCACAGGTGCTTATTCTTGGTTCGGTCAAGGTTTTGGAATTAGCACATCAAACATTATTTATCCTATTCAAAATCCAGTACCAATGAGAACTGCTCCAACATCTATTGACACCTCAACAACAATTAGTTATGACGGCGGTTTTACAGGTGCTGGTACTTTAACAATTCAAGCAAATGAGAGCAGCACTTTAATTACTAGAATTTCTTACGCGGGTTCTGGATTCACCACAAATCGACCTTATGCTTTATTGGCAAATAACAGTACATCAGCCTATGTCGGCGCAAGTGCGGAGTTGTAAAATGGAAAATGTAACCTTTGTTAAAGTCGCTGGTATTGGTGGCGTAGAAGTTGAACACGCCATTATTGACCGAGGTAATGACGAATTTACCTCAATGTCAAAGGAAGAATACGACCGCCGACAAGCGGAACAATCCACACCGAGTGTGATCGATGAAGCCGAAGCTAAGTAAGGCAGCGATACAGTTACGCGAACAGTTCGATGATTCGTTCCCAGATCGTGACCGCACATCGGATGGTTGGATCGGTGATACCCGACACGCTGCTCGCAAGTCAGATCATAATCCAGATGAGCAGGGCTGGGTTCGTGCCATTGATGTGGACAAAGACTTATTCAAGGGCGGAAAGCCAGACATCATGGGAGATCTTGCTGATCAGCTTCGTACCTTGTCCAAGTCAAAAGCAGACAAGCGTATTAGTTACATCATTTACGATGGACGAATCTGCTCCAACATCCTTAACTGGAAGTGGCGCAAGTACACAGGGGCTAACAAACACACTAAGCACATGCATGTTAG